AAGCCTGCGGCGTGTCCACCCGCGGCATGGCCCGTATGGAGCTTGCCACACGCATGCTGCAGCACCGCTCGGCCGGCATGCACACCACCAGCGACTTTGCCTCGCTGTTTGCCAATGTGGCCAACAAACGCCTGCGCATGGCTTACGACGAGAACCCAGGCACTTACGGCATCTGGGCCCGTCGCGCGCCCAATGCGCCTGACTTCAAGACCATCCAGGTCACCAACCTGTCGGGCGCGCCTGAACTGCTGCAGACCAATGAGCATGGCGAGTTCAAGTACGGCACCATGTCCGACGGCAAGGAAACCTACGGTGTGGTCACCTACGGCCGCATCGTGGCCCTGACTCGCCAGGCCATCATCAACGATGACCTGCGTGGCTTTGACCGTCTGGTGAGCGCTTTCGGTAGCTCTGCCCGGCGCCTGGAAAACCGCCTGGTGTACAGCCGCCTGACCACCAACGCCGCCATGAACGACGGTATCGCCCTGTTCCATGCCGATCATGCCAACCTGGGCACCGGCGGCGGCAGTGCGCTGGCATTCGACGGCCTCAAGGCCGGCCGTACTGCCATGCGCCGCCAGACGGGTCTGCAGGGCGAACTGCTCAACCTGGCACCGGCCTACCTGATCGTGCCGGCCACGCTGGAGCAAACGGCCTATCAGCTCACCAGCAGCAACTACGTGCCCGCCACCAAGGCAGAGGTCAACGAGTTCCGCACCGGCGGCCGCACGGCGCTGGAGCCTGTGGTGGAGCCGCTGCTCGATGGCACCAGCACCACCGGCTGGTATCTGGCTGCCTCCAACTCGCAGATCGACACGGTCGAGTACTGCTACCTGGACGGCGCGGAAGGCCCGCAGATTGAGTCCGAAGTGGGCTTTGAAGTTGACGGTATTTCGTACAAGGCCCGCCTGGACTTTGCCGCGAAAGACATCGACCACCGCGGCCTCTACAAGGCCAACGGCGCCTGAAGCGAGTAGTCCAGCCGCTGGCCGGCTGGACCCCACCCAACACACACCAAGGACCATCATGAAGACTTTCACACAACGCGGTGACATCCTCACCCTCACGCCTGCCGCAGCTGTAGCGTCTGGCATTGGCTACCTGTTCGGCGCCGGCCTGTTTGGCGTGGCCACGGCCGATGTCGCCATCAGCACCGCGGGCGAGTTCAAAACCGAGGGTGTTGTCACCATCGGCAAGACAAGCGCCCTGGCCATCGCCGTGGGCGATCGCGTGTTCTGGGACGCAACCAACAAGGTGGTCAACAAGACCAGCACGGCGCAGCAGTGCGTGGGCGTGGCCGTCGAGGCCGCCGCCAATCCGTCTGCGACTGTTTCGATCAAGCTGGGCCAGTACCTGCCAGTGGCGACCTGATACTTTTTGCAAACGTTTGCAAGTCATGGCCACCGCGTCCTTTGCAGCCCTGGAAGTCCGCGCCAACGCTTCGGTGATGGCGCGGCTTTCCAACGCCGTGGCGTCTTACACGCCTTCGGGCGGGGTTGCGCGGGACATGCTGGTGATCTTTGACGCGAACTACCAGGAAGTGATTGACGGCCTGGTGGCTTCCTCGGGGCCGTCAGCCGTCTGCAGCACGCTGGATGCGCCCGCTGTGGCCCGTGGTGACCTGTTGACGATCCGGGGCGTGGACTACCAGGTAGTCAAGCCTATGCCCGACGGCGCCGGCCTGACGCGCCTGCAGCTGCGCCTGGAGGAATAGGCCATGGCCCACGTGCAGCAACAGATTCTCGATGCAGTGAAAACCTTGCTTGCTGCGGCCGCTACGGCCGCAACCTCGAAGGTTTTTCTGGACCGGGTTGATGCGCTGGAGCGCGGCGATCTGCCCGCCATCGTGATCGAGGAATCCCCTGATGGCGAAACGGCTGAGCCCTACCTCATCAGCGGCGTTGAGCAGCGCGTGCTGCTGGTCGACGTGGCCGGCGCAGTCAAGGGTGGGGCCTCTGCACCCGCCGCAGCCCGCGCTTTGGGCCTGGAGATCGAAAAGGCCATGGCCACCTCTGCGGCGCTTGCAGCGCTGGCCAAGGGGGGCGTGCGCATCATCGCCTCGCGCCAGATCAACACCGGCGACGGTGAAGAAGTCATTACCGCCCGCCAGCAGCGCTGGGCATTCACTTATTTCGTGCGGCCGGAAGCGCCGGACGTTGTTGTTTAACCGACCCGCCCACCAAGGAAACCACCATGAGCCTCACCATCAATGTCTGGAGCAAGGTTGCTGTCGCAGTGCAAACGCTGCTGGGCGCCGCCAAAACCATCACGGCCATCAGCAAGGCCAGCCCGGCCGTGGTCACCGCCACGCATGACTACATTGTTGGCGACGTGGTGCTGCTCAAGGTAACCGGCATGCGCCAGCTGGACTACGCCGTCAAGCGCGTGTCGGCCGTCAGCACCACGGTTTCCTTCACGCTCGAGGGTACCGATTCAACTCTGTTCGATACGTTCGTATCCGGCACGGCAGAGAAAATCACCTTCGGCGCCAGCGCAGCTACTTTCCAGGACATCAGCGCATCAGGTGGTGAAGCTGCGCCCATCGCCATCAGCCTCATCCACGATGACCAGGACTTTGAAATTCCTGGCAACCGCTCGCCGATCAACTTTACCTTCGGCTCACTGTGGGACGTCGCAGATCCAGCCTTGGTGGCTTTGGCGGCCTTTGACAGCGCCAAGTCCATTGCCTGCGTGTCGTTCACTTTCGCCACCGGCGCAAAGATTTTCTTTGCAGCCTACCCCAGCGCGTCTCTGGCGCCAACAGGTTCGGCAGGCCAGCCGGTCACCACGCCCGTCACGCTGCGCCTGCGCGGCCGCTTGACGCCTTACGCCTCCTGATCGCCATGACAGTCATCAAGCGTGGGGCGGTAAAGCCGCCAGCAATTCGCAAACAGTCCGTGCCCATGGAATCGCAGGGTGGTGATGTTGTTGTGCGCGGCCTGGGCCTGGATGAACTGCTTGGCTTGTCAGGTGTGCAAGGCCTGCTGCGGGAGCCGCTGGAAGGCGAATCGCAGGAAGACGCACACGCGCGCGCCGGCGCCCTCATGGTGGCCAAGACGCTGCACCTGGGCGTGGTGTTGGCTGACGGCAAGCCCATGTGGACTGAAGCCGAATGGAATGCACACGGCTCCGGCCATCTGGTGGAGTGCATGGAGCTGTTCAACAAGATCAACCAGCTGTCAGGCAAAGAGACGGCGGCCGCCGTAAAAAACTAGCGCACCAGCCGGACAGGCGTTTTGCGCTTGCCCTCGCTTACCGGCTGGGTTGCACCGTCGAAGAATTGGGCAAGCGCATGAGCGCGCAGGAGTTTGGGGAATGGAAAGCCTTCTACACAGCCGAAGAACTGCTGCCAGCAGCAAGCCGGCTGCGGCACGCCCAGCTCATTGCGGCCATCAGCAACGGCAAGCTCAGGCGCACGGACAAGCGCCTGTGGGAGGCTGCCGATTTCATGGTGGCCGATCCCTGGGCTGCTGCTCCCGAAGCGCCGCCCGCGGTTTCCGTCCAGGACCAGGCCAACGCCATCAACAGACTGCTTGACTGATGGCCACCACAAACACACGCGCACAGATCGTCCTTGATGGGGTGGACAAGACGCGGGCGATGTTCGCCAGCGTCAGCCAGTCCTTTGACAATATCAACAACAAGGTGGGGGCAGTTACCGGCAAGCTGGGCTTGGTCGGCGGAGCAGTCGGTACTGCCATTGCTGCGCTCGAGGGAATCAAGGTCATCAACGTGCTGGACCAGCTGGATGACCTGGCTGAAAAAACCGGAATCACTGTTGAGTCTCTGAGTGAGCTGCGTTACGCCGGCGAGACTACGGGCACGCCGCTGGAAGCGCTTGCTACTGGGGTGGGAAAGCTTAGCAAGCAAATGGCAGCTGCTGCAGGCGGCAACAAAGAGGCCATCGAGACGTTTAAGGCGATTGGGGTCGAGATAAAAAACGCCGATGGCACCCTGCGCAACAGCGAGGAAGTCCTTAAGGATATTGCTGATCGATTCGCCACCTACGAGGATGGAGCTGGCAAGGCTGCCCTGGCTCAAAAGATTTTCAGCAAGAGCGGCGCAGAGCTGATCCCACTATTAAATCTGGGGCGCGCAGGCATTGAGCAATTGGGTGTAGAGGCAAAGGCCCTGGGCGTGATCTACGGCACGGATGTGGCTAAGGCCGCCGCTCAGTTCAACGACAACCTGGTCAAGCTGAAGTTGGCCTCCGAAGCGGCCACGGTCCAGTTGGCCGGTCCGCTCATCAAGGCCTTGGCTGACGTCAGCTCGCAGTTTGTGGAAGCGAAGAAAAACGGCACCCTTTTTGAAACGTTTCTGCGCAACGCTAAATGGGTTAACCCGGTAACTGCTGGCGTGAATTTTGGCCTCGACGCCATGGGCCTCGGCGGGCCAAACCTAAAAGGTCGGGAGTCCAGTGGCAAGGTCGGCGGCATGGACCTGTTCTTGCCCAAAAAACCGCAGGCGCCAGTTGTACCAGACCCAGAATCCAAAGGCTCCAAAACCGATCCACTGGCCGAAGCCAAACGCTATCTGGAGGCCTTGCAAAAGCAGGGCGAAAAGCTCAATGAGCTGACGGTGTACGAGCAGGCACTCAAAGACATGCAGATGAAGCGCCTGGGCCAGGTCACGCCGGCGCTAGAAAAGCAGATCCTGGCCAGCGCGAAGCTGGTGGATGCGAAAAAGCATGAAATTGAAATGGGCAAGCTCAGCACCAAGGCGCTGGAGGACGGGCTCAAAGTTGCTGAGCAGCTGAACGAAGAAAATCTGCGTTATGTCCAGCAGGTTGAAACCGCCTATGAAAAGGTGCAGCGCCAGATCAAGGAAGTCAATGACGCTGCTGCCAAAAATCCGCTGATCACGCAGGAGACCATCGACCGCGTCGGCACCAAGGCCTGGGGCGAATACCTGGAAAGCCTCGACGCCGTCCGCAAGAAAACCGAAGAAGTGGACGTGTTCACCAAGCAGGCCGCTGAAAACATTCAAGGCTATCTGGGAAGCGAACTGAACAACGTTCTCAATGGCG